ACAAGTGCGGTTGGAGTTTTAGAAGTAAGAGATGATGGTTCTGACCCAATATTTGTTGTTCATAAAAATTCTACTGGTGTTTCTGATGGAATGAGAATCAGGCATGGTAGAGGTCTAAGTGGATTTAATGGAACAGGTATATCTTTTAGAAGAAACGATGATACACAAGTTGGTAATGTAGTTATAGGATTTAGTTCAACAGCTTATAACACATCTTCAGACTATAGATTAAAAGAAAATGTAACCTACACTTGGGACGCAACAACAAGACTAAAACAATTAAAACCAGCTAGATTTACTTTTAAAGATGATACTAGCGATTTAGTTGATGGATTTTTAGCACATGAAGTTTCAAGTATAGTTCCAGAGGCAATTAATGGTGAAAAAGATGCAGTTGATAGTGAAGGCAATCCAGAGTATCAAAGCATAGATCAAAGCAAATTAGTTCCATTATTAGTAAAAACAATACAAGAACTAGAGGCAAGAATAACAGCTTTAGAAAGTTAAACTAAGGAGAATTATATGGCAATATCTTACGAATGGAATTGTAAAAAATGTGATACATACCCATCGAAAGGTGGTAAATCGAATGTGGTGCATAATGTGCATTGGGTACTTACTGCAAAAGATGATACCAATAAAGATGAAGATGGTACTTATTGGTCAAAATCTTACTATGGTACTCAAACACTAGATACATCTGATTTATCTAGTTTTAAAAACTGGTCTAGTCTTACTAATTCTGATGTTCAAGGTTGGGTAGAATCTGCACTAGGTAGCGATAAAGTTACTAAAATGAAAACAGGATTATCAGAAGATATAGCTGCAAAAATTAGTCCATCTAGTGTAACAAAAACATTAAGTTAATAAGGATAGAAAATGACTAAACAAAATCAAGAACCAGTTGTAATGTTAGATGACAAAAAAATGAAAGTTTCCGAGCTAACACCACAACAACAATACTTTCATTCACAAATACTAGATTTAAACAATCAAGAGGCAAGATTAAAATTTCAACTAGACCAAGTACAAGCCAGCAAAAGCGTTTTTGAAAAAGCATTTATTGATTCTGCAAAAGAACAAGCAGATGAAGTTTTAAAAACAGAGACCAAAACTATAGAAAACTAAATTTAGGATGCAAAATAGCGACGACAGAGTGCATTACAAAATGCAGATTTTACCTGCTGTATACATGCTTGAAACATTTATGCCTCAAAAAATAATTGACGATGTAAATGAATATATAGATGAATATAGACAAAGCAAAAACAAACAATCATTAGCAAACATTCTTGTAGGACAAATACACAAAGGAGAGCAACTTTTGTTAGATCATAACGATTCACGAATGTTAGGTTATAACGCTTTCATAACAGCTCTATCAACAGAATACATAAACCAATTTGTTGCTGCAGGCAACCCACTAAAATGTGCCAAACAAGTTGAAATTGATGATACTTGGTCAGTGCATAGTTATGATGGGGACTACAATCCTATACACGATCATGGCACTAAAACAATTATGGGAATTTCAACGACAGCCTGGACAAAAGTACCACCACAAATAGGCGAAAAAGCTATCGCAAACACACCAACTTATTCTTTATATAATGAAAGCGGACACTCGGATGGTTGTATCGCTTTTCAATATGGAAGAGTATCAGTGTTAGATAGTGAGAGACTGGCGCCAGCTCAATCATTTGTAATGACGCCAGAAGTAGGTAAACTATTAATATTTCCATCGTGGTTACAACACATGGTATATCCCTTCAAAGGTGAAGGCGAGAGAAGAACGATTGCATCAAACCTTAATTGTTGGGATGTAAAAGTTGAAAATAAACAAACGTTGGCTAATAATTTTCAAAATAAGGCCAACATAAATATAGAGGAGAATGAAAATGACAGTAATTAATATATTTACTTGGATATGCACAATTATAGCGATTGCATCTTTTATCGCTGCTGTAACACCAACACCACAAGGTAACTGGTGGTTATCAAAACTTTACAAAGTCATTGATTGGTGCGCATTAAACATTTTAAAAGCTAAGGATAAATAATATGAGTTTTTTAAAAAGATTGTGGAATAATCTTACAGGCACAGAAGAGGTTAAGGTTAGAACTAGAAACAAAAAAGGACATTATGTTGCAGATGATAAATCTACACCCGATGTAAACGAGGCCTGGACGACTAAACGAGTAAAAAAAAGTAAAAAATAATGGCTACAGTTAAAGACGCTTTAAACAAAATTGAATCACACGAAAGGGAGTGTAGAGCTCTATACAAAAGCATAGATAAGCGTCTTGAGGACGGATCCAAAAGATTTGATAAACTAGAGAACATGATCTGGGCCGTTTACCCTTTTATAGTTGGAGCTATAGTTATTGCTGAGCTGATTTAACATGGAATCAGCAGTAACTTTAATACAAGAGGTAGGCTTTCCTATCGCAGCCGCATTAGGCCTAGGCTGGTTTATTTATAAACTTATTATGCGTATTGTAGATGGGATGGAAACCAAACTTGATACAGTTGATGAAAAGGTAGAAGGACAAATATCAGCATTAGAAGAAAGGTTAGGCACAAAACTTGATTCACAACACGGTATTTTAGTGTCTTTAATAGACAGGATTCGTAGCCTAGATAATGAGATTATTAGACAAGATACATTAATTAAAACTATACTAGGTGTACCACAATTAATTGACAGTAATAAAATTGCAAAGGCAGATAGGGATGACCAAAGAAAAGATTGATAAAGAAGAACTTGAAAAATATAGACTAACAATAAGTTTAGTTTTTATAGGTTTTGTATTATTTTTTGGGATTTTAGCAACAAACCTTAAAGCAGATGAAATAAAGTTTCAGTTTAAATCGCCCTCATTTTCTGGCATAGGACAAAGCGCACATTATCTTACAGTAGAATCTCAAGAGTACACGCGTAAAGAACAGCTCCGCGCAGATCTTAAGGCCCTAGAAGAGCAAAGAAAACGAGACGCAGAAAACTCTGTAATAAGTAGATTTACACGCAACCTTGAATCACGAATTTTTGCCCAAATTTCTCGCCAGATTGTAGAGCAACTTTTTGGAGAAAATCCACAAACCACAGGATCTTTTACTTTATTTGACAACATCATTAGTTGGTCCAGCGACGGGACTTACATAACCCTAACTATATACAATACGCTAGATGAAACAACTACTGAAATTACCATACCTATTGGCGACTTTGGTTTTGGCGGTTAGTTGCACGACGCACACTAAGTTAATATCACCATGTCTTACCAACCCAGAAGGGGACTATAAAGATCTTGTATCTATAGTCGGCAAAGCAAAATGCTTTTCTAAAGACGCATTTATAAATAAGCCGATAACAAAAGAGATAACTGAAATACCTGCACCCAAGGTAAAACCGATAGCTGCCGTGTATAAGTTTTCTGATTTTACAGGGCAAAGAAAATCGGTGGATGGATATGCTAATTTCAGCACGGCCATGACTCAAGCACCCGAAACATATTTAATTAGGGCACTAAAACAATCTGGTTTTTTTCGTGTTGTTGAAAGGGTGGGAATCGATCACATCACCCGTGAAAGGCAAATTATTCGGTCAACCAGAGAAAAATTTGAAGATGATACTAAACAGTTACCATTACTGTTTGCAGGAGTAATTATTGAAGGTGGTATAGTTGATTACAACACAAATCTTAATACAGGGGGTATTGGGTCCAGGATGCTCGGTATATCCACTAGTAAGCAATACAGAGAGGACACTGTATTAGTTTCAATAAGAGTCGTATCAGTAAGCACTGGCGAAGTTTTGCTAGAAAACTTAACAACAAGAACTATTTTATCTGTCGGTATATCATCTGATGTTTTTAGGTTTACTAATAATTCCACAGAACTAATAGAATTTGAAACAGGAAATGCTATGAATGAAAGTAAGTCTATCGCTTTGCAATCAGCTATAGAAATTGGTATTGTAGATATTATCAAACAAGGTCGCGAACGTAATTTTTGGCAATATGCAGATGAATAAATATTTATTTTTACTTTTTTTCTCATTTACTATTTTCGCAGACAACGAAATTTATGTAGATCAAAGTGGTTCTAACGCCAGTATAGACTTAGAACAACTTGGATCATCTAACCTTATAGGTGGTACCTCAGCTGTATCTGGAACCATGACAGTGCTTGACCTTGATGGCTCTACTATGGCGCTAGACATTAACCAAATCGGCTCTAGCAATATATTTAGATCCGACGCTATAGATGGTGACAACTTTACAGGTTTCTTTGAGTTCGACGGTGATAGCAACGTTTGGGATGTCTTAATGAACTCTACTGGTCTTATTACAGCTGATTATGTTGATCTTAATATCGATGTAACAGGCTCAAGTAATGAGGCTGATATAAAAATAGGTGAAAATGCTAACTCTTCCTATCTTAATTTAGATTGGATAATACTGGGTGATAGTAATGAGTTAGATTTTGACATTGACTATGAAAACGCAACCAACTACATGGACATTAATGGTAGCTCAAATACCATTAATTTTACAGGTAGTGGATATAGCGGTAACACAGCGGCGACATCGGCATACTTTAATTTAGATCTCGACGGTAGCAGCAACACTATGAACATTACCCAGGCATCTACATTAGCGCGTGATTGGTTACAAGTTATTGCAAATACAAGTAATTCTAATATCTGTATTATTCAAAATGACGGTGGTACTTCCACTTCATGCTGATTCAATAGGTGATATTACAGAATTAACAGGTTACGGTAGAGTTTATCGCGATGAGCCGTACGAGGCTGCTTTAGACTTTGATATTAATTCTTTAGACAATGTGCAAACTAGCGCAGGTCGAATAGCTATAACCTTTCTTGACGAATCAACTGTAAGGCTTACAGAACACAGCGAGCTCCTCATAACTGATTACGTCTACAATCCTAACCCAGATAAATCAAAAATGGCCCTACAATTTGCTAGCGGCACGATTAGGTTTATAAGTGGTAATGCTAACAAACTAAACAAAAAAAATATCACACTCTCTACACCTAGTTCACAAATTTTTGTGCAGGGTACAGATTTTGTTTGTACTATTGATATTACTGGCAAAGCACTGATAATTTTATTACCAGATGAATTTGGTGATGCAAGTGGTGAAATAGTGGTGCAAACAGCTATGGGCCAACAGGTGCTCAATAAACCATACCAGGCTACAACTACATCTGCTTATGATGTGGCCCCAACAAAACCTGTCGTTTTAGATATTGATTTAAACTTTATTGATAACATGTTGATTGTTTCACCACCAAAAGAGCGGTTTGTACAAAACGAACAAACACAGTCACAACAAAACGATTACCTAGAATTTAACGATTTAGATATAGATTTTTTATCGGATGAAGATATGTTAAATGAAGATGAAAACATAGATTTTTCAGAGCTCGACATAGATTTATTAAATGTAAACTTTCTTGAAGATTTGTTGGATGTATTAGATGAACTTGATGTAAAAGAAGAAGAAAACTTATCTGATTTTTCTAGTGGCATACAGCTAGTCGGTACAAAAATAGGACAAGATACTGAGACACAAATTACAACAATCATACAAGGCGATCAGCTTAAATTCATGCGCATGGTAAATCAAAGAGCACAGGTGTTAGTTAGTGCCGATCAAGCATACAATATTGTTATTACCCAAGACGGTGTATCAAAAGTCATACAAGTAAATGGCACAGCTAATTCTACAATCAATATAACGCAAAGCTCTGGATGAAAAAGGTAATATTCACAGTATTTATATTACTAGCTTTACCACTGTTGTTTCAGTTATATCCTTTACAAATTCTTAAACTACAAACATTTGATACCTTTGTTAAAAAATATGAGCCTAGTGGTAATTTTGTTGTGTTGAATATTACTCAAGAAGATATACAAAAATCTGGTGGCTGGCCTTTTCCTAGACAAGAGTTAGCACAAATACACATGGACATTTTAGAGGCAGGTGCTATGGGTGTCGGTTGGGTTATATCCTTACCAAATCCAGATCGTTTTGGTGGCGATGAAATGTTTTTGATGGCCTTAGATTATAGTCCTAGCATATTAGCCATGTTTGAATATGACAATGGTAATTATCCGCCAACAAGCGGAACCGTTTTACTTGGTGAAAATATTAATGGTATTATGGCTAAGGGAGTTGTTGCAAACGACCAAATATTCATAGACGTTCCTCAAGGTTTGTCGACGGCTCCCACCGAAGTAGATAATCTTGTGAGGCGTATGCCTTTGTTAATGCAAACACCAGATGGTTTTGTTGCATCGTTTGGCACCGAAGTCTTAAAAGTATTGGCTGGCGCTAACACCTACATTATAAAAGGCGATGATAATGGTATGCGACAGATTACTGTGCAAGGATTACCTCCCGTTGATGTAGACAACCTAGGCCGCAAATGGATCTCTTGGGTCGACACTCCACAAACAAATTTACAAGAATTAGCTGTTGCACATAAATTTGTGTTTGTATCGGTCAATGCGCCAGGCATATTTTCTACTGTTGCAACACCTGTTGGGTTACTTTCTCCACACGAAGTACAAGCAGCTCTTGCAGAATCCATACTTATACAAGACTCACCTTATGTACCAGATTGGGCGATAGCAGCTGAATTAATAATGTTTACTTTGTGCCTAATAATAGTTTCAGTTATTTTCGGTTATCTAGGTATGACACAATCACTAATATTTGGTGGTTTATTTATGGCCGCGACCTTTATAAGCGGTGTTTATATTATAAAGACTGGCTATCTTGTAGATTTTTCTTGGACTTTTGTATCAGAGTTTGTGCAAGGTAGTGCTATATTTTATGTTCGGTTTAGACAACAATACAAACTTAGACAACAAATAAAAAAACAATTTGAGCATTATCTTGATCCACGCCAGGTCAAATTGTTGCAAGATGATCCAAGTCTTTTGAAACTAGGTGGTGAAAAAAAATATTGCAGTTTTGTTTTTACCGATTTAAGAGGATTCACTTCGCTTTCAGAAAAATTATCGCCCGAAGAAGTAACCGACATTATGAACAAAACTTTAACAGTACAAGTAAACGCTGTTCAAAATTTAATGGGCGCCACGGACAAATTTATCGGGGACGCGGGGATGTATTTGTTTGGCGCACCTTTAGATCTTGAGGATCACGAAACTAAAGCAGTACAAGCGGCAATAGATATTCAAAAAGGTATAGCAGAACTTAATAAGACACTTTCTGTCCCAGTCGCCTGTGGCGTGGGAGTTAACACAGGTTTTGCATGTGTAGGAAATATGGGCAGCGAAACAAGGTTCGATTACTCTGCCATCGGAGACGCGGTCAACATAGCAGCAAGACTAGAGTCAGCTACTAAAGAGGTGGGTGTTGATATACTCATAGGACATGAAACTGCAAAAAATTGTAAAATTGTATTAAAATTACTAAAACCTATAAAAGTAAAAGGTAAAGAAAAGAAACTAACAGTATATACAGTAAAGGAATCTCTATGAAAGGATTGTTAAAAAATTTAGTAGGTGCAGTAGCTCCAACCATAGGCACAGCGCTTGGTGGTCCGATGGGCAACATGGCCATGACCAAGATTGCAAGCGTACTCGGCGTATCAAACGATCAAAAATCAATACAACAAGCAATACAAAATGCAACACCAGAACAGATGTTAGAGCTTAAAAAAGCAGAACAAGAGTTTGAGGTGCAAATGAAGGAGCTTGATGTTGATGTTTTTAAATTAGAAACACAAGATAAACAAAATGCCAGAGGTATGTTTAGCAAAGATTGGACTGCAAGAATTATCGGTGTTGCAACAATAGCTGGTTTTTTAGGCTACATATTCTTAGTAACACTACAACCACCAGAGCAAAATAGTGAGGCGTTAATAAATTTAGTATTAGGATATTTAGGCGGTTTAGCAAGTGCAATTATATCTTTTTACTTTGGAGCGTCACATAAGGGCGACGACTAATGGCTAAATCACCCGATGCTTTTGTTTACAAATGCAAACTTAAAAAAGTTATAGACGGAGATACTGTGCGTTTAGAGACTATAGATCTTGGATTTTCAGTGCAATTACACAATAAATCCGTACGCATAAACGGGATTGATACGCCCGAATCTAGAATTAACATAAAAAAATATCCAGAGCGAACAAAAGAAAAAGAACTAGGATTACTTGCCAAAGAAAAGTTGAAACAATGGTTGGTAGGTGATATAACCTTAAAGTCTTACGGCACCGACAAATACGGTAGGGTGCTTGGAGATATATTTTGCGAGAAAGGAAATGTGGCAGAATTACTTAAAAAAGAAAATTTGGCCGTCGATTACTTCGGTGGTACAAAAGTCAAAAAATGGGGAGAATAATATGAAAATATCACAAGAGGGCATTGCCCTTATTAAAAAATTTGAGGGTTGTGAGCTAGAGGCTTACAAATGTGCAGCTGGAGTATGGACTTATGGATGGGGGTCAACCAAAGGTGTTAAAGAAGGCGATACTATAACCCAAGAGGATGCAGATAAACTGTTGGTACAAGAAATGTCTGAGTACGAAGGTTATGTAAACGATTTGGTTAAAGTCGACTTAAAACAAAATGAGTTTGATGCTTTAGTCTCTTGGGTCTACAATCTTGGACCAAATAATTTATCCTCAAGCACATTACTACAGAGATTAAATAATAAAGACTGGGATGATGTACCCAATCAAATCAAACGTTGGAATAAAGCTGGTGGACAAGTAAAACAAGGTTTAGTAAGAAGAAGAGAGGCAGAGGCTTTACTATTCGAGGGTAAAGAGTGGCACGAAGTATAACCTTATGTGATACTTACGCTAGGCGTTTTACGCTTAGAGCTGGGTTACATAATATATCGTCGCTACCTTGTTTCTCAGCTCGCTTATGAGCGACGTTTCATACAAAGATTTCGATATATTATCTGAACAAGATAAGGCTGAGGCCGTAGCTTTACTGCAAAGATACGATCAACTAGAAAAACAAGATGGTTGTCAAAAAGATTTCATGGGTTTTATAAAACACATGTGGCCAGAATTTATTGAAGGTAGACATCACAAAATTATATCTGACAAATTTAACAAAATAGCAGACGGCAAACTTAAAAGATTGATTGTGTGTTTGCCACCGAGACACTCTAAGTCTGAGTTTGCATCGACTTTTTTTCCTGCTTGGATGATGGGCAGAAGGGGCAATCTTAAAATTATACAAACGACACATACGGCTGAGTTAGCGGTAAGGTTTGGTCGTAAAGTAAGAAATATTATTGACAGCGAAGAATATCAGCATGTATTTCCAGATCTTAAATTACAAGCAGATAACAAATCAGCTGGACGTTGGACAAGCAACCAAGACGGCGAGTTCTTTGCAGCTGGTGTAGGCGGTGCTATTACTGGTCGTGGTGCAGATTTACTAATTATTGATGATCCACATTCAGAACAAGATGCTTTATCACCAAAAGCCTTAGAATCTGCTTACGAGTGGTACACATCTGGACCTAGACAACGTTTACAGCCTGGTGGGATTATAGTGATAGTAATGACTAGATGGAGCACAAAAGACTTGGTTGGTAAAGTTTTAAACAAACAAGGCGATGAAAATGCAGATCAATGGGAAGTCGTTGAGTTTCCTGCAATTATGCCAGATAGTGAAAAACCTTTATGGCCAGAGTTTTGGAAAAAAGATGAATTGTTAGGTGTAAAAGCGTCTTTACCCATATCCAAGTGGAACAGTCAATGGATGCAAAACCCAACAGCAGAGGAAGGTTCTATCGTAAAACGAGAGTGGTGGAATCGTTGGGAGGACGAAGATGTACCAGCCTATAGCTATGTGATACAAAGCTACGATACTGCTTTTTCAAAAAAAGAAACTGCTGACTATTCTGCAATAACCACCTGGGCAATTTTTAATCGTGGCGATGAAAACAATGCCGAAATAATATTATTAGATGCAAAAAGAGTTAGATGCGACTTTCCAGAGCTTAAAAAACTAGCGCTAGAGGAATATAGATACTGGGAACCAGATTGTGTGTTAATAGAGGCTAAAGCATCTGGTACGCCTTTGACACATGAGCTGAGACGCATGGGTATACCCGTAACATCGTATACACCCAGTAGAGGACAAGACAAAGTAGCGCGTATGAATAGCGTTGCACCTATATTTGAATCTGGCATGGTGTGGGCACCCGAGGATGATTTTGCAGAAGAAGTGATTGAAGAAATGGCATCGTTTCCGTTCGGCGATTATGACGACTACTGCGATAGTGCTACAATGGCTTTGATGAGGTTTAGACAAGGCGGTTTTATATCTCTTTACGAAGATTATCAAGATGAGGTTAAATTATTAAAAAAGAACAGGACAGTATATTATTGAAAACTTTTGCAACTAGATTTGTATGGGATGGCACTGAATACATGGGACCGTTGATTCATGCACCAAATTTAGAACACGCAAAACTGATTGCAGAATACCACGGCCTTTTGCTTGATGGTGAATTAGAGGCTATTATAGGTACTGACATAGATCTTACGGAAGATCCACGCAATAGGGTAATACATTAATTATGGCAATAGAAAAATTAGGAACAGAGAATGACCCAGATGTAAAAGTGCAAGGCTCTGCTGTCAACATAGTTCCAGACACCACAAGAGACGAACAAATACAAGCAGCAGCACAGGTATTAGTAGACGACGAACAGGTTTTTTTAGATGATGAAATAGTTGCGCCAGCTCAACCACAAATGAGTTTTGATGCAAACTTGGTTGATTTTATAAACCAAAACACATTAGAAAAAATATCAAACGA